AAGTCCTTGAGTGGATGGGTAAGATTGCTGGCGATTCTTTCTTCCTTGCTTGATACTAACAGCGCCACATATTGTCGGCGCTACAAATAACCTTCACACCCACATATGCTGCGCTGTATATAACATGCGTGCGCAGTATATACACACATTATTATGAACAACTACTCACAGCAAATGTACAGCGAAGTCTTGGAGTTTGACGCTGTATATGAGAACCGCGCAGCATATAATGACCGAAAGTTTAAAAAGAATGCGCGGCGAGCGCAGCGTAAGGCAAAGCAAGCGCAGCGCAACCGCTACTGGGACAGTTTCTAAACTGTCCACTAAACCAACCACGCAGCATATAATGCTGTATATTTAAAGAGTCAAACAAAGGCATTCCAATGACCACTGACAACGATTTCCGCTTCAGCAACAACAACGAACTGCTTCAAGAGATCTGCCAGTTTCAATCAAACTGCCGTAACGCATTGTTAAGTGCTAACGCAGAATGGAGTGAGCAATTGTATTCTTTCAACTCACAATTGTTGGAAGAACTTAACATTTACAAAGCATACGATTGTTGATAGTGACAGTTGGGGAAGTGTCCACTATGTGTTGCTTCCCCTCCAAAATCGTGTATTCTTAAAAAGTCAACCACCGACACCACAAAATGTCTACAACTTCCACACTGCTAAGTTTCACTGAACTCGAAGATGCGTACCCCAATGGTTTCGTTTCTTATCAGCACGGTTGTTATTACATTATTGACCAAGATGGTGAGCTAGGATATTTTATCAAGTATATTGATGGCAAATATGAACCAGAACTCCAATACGTAGATTTTGATACTTTGGAGGATGATGTTCGCGAGCATTGTGAACTTATCGCAGCACACATTTCATTCAATTCCTGAACATGAACGTAACTCAATCTGAATTCAAAGCATACACTCGTGTGCTTCAAGAAAACTCAATTGATGGTGACCACATGCTTGAATTACTTCAAGAAATTGTTAACGGAGAATGGGCACAGTCAATCTCATTTTGTGATGACAATTGTGACCCAATGGATGACTTTAACTATCCCGGCAGTAAATATCATTATTGAGTGTGCCAGTTGGCAGGGTGTCCACTATCGGTTGCCCTGCCCCCAAAATCGTGTATTCTAAGAGAGTCAAACAAAGGCAACCCCAATGACCCAACTGCAAGAACTCAAGGCACTGGCTCAGGATCTGCGTAACGAGCGTGCTGAATTCCAGCGCAAGGCAGACTATGCTCAGGCTTGCCTCAATGAGCTTCAGCGCAAAATGGCGATGATGAAACTCAACGCCCAGTGTGACACTCCGATGGCTGACCTCTACGGCGGGTGATCCGCTCCCCCATCGTCTACAATACACACAAGCAAACAAACCACCATGAACCGTCAAGAGCTTCAATCCGAAATGATCAACCAAGTCATCGAAGATATGGACCTTAAGACGATGTGGGCAGTCCTTGCCGACTTTATGTCTGAGAGCTACGACAAGTATTCTGACGCCGAACTGACCGAAGAGGTTAAGGAGTATTACCCACACTTGCTCGAAGACTGAGCCCATCTGCTACAATACACACAAGCAAACAAACCACCATGCGTCACTTCAAATTCACTCTGACCGACGGTGTGGACCAAACCACCGTGGACATTATGAAGGACACGCTAGGCAACGCAATCGACACGATCCAAAACATCTACGGCGACCGCTACGCGATCCACGCCATTGAATCCCCCATGTATTGCCCCCCTGCCAACCGTCGCAAGACTGCCACCGTTGAGAATAGCAGGTTCACAAGCCGCCCCGGTTGCGGCATCACCCAAGCATGGGACAACAACTGAACTGGCACAAGGGGGGTTGATTTTCCCCCCATTCTGTGCCATTATAATGGCATGAACAAAACAAACAACGTCTACGCTCAACAGACTCTCGCGCAAGGTCGCGACCTCTCAAACAAGCCTGCCACCTTGGGCGAGTTTCCTAAGACCGTCTACGGTCGCACGTTTGAGACCAAAGAAGAGTATCTTGAGGCTCTTCATGAATTCATGAACGGCATGTGACACTTGCCAAGGTGTCCCGCCGACCGCGACACCGCCTCAAAATCCACTATACTTTAGAAGTCAACCAAAGGGAACCACCCATGGCAACAATCAAGCTTGACGGATACGCCACTTGCGTCGTGATGCAAGCTCTTCAAGAGGCTGACCTGCAATGGGATCGCCGCATCACTGACGCCGAAGCTGGCTTCCACGCTCCGAACTTCAGCATCGAGGGCGCTAAGCTCTGCCGTGACGATCTCCGTGCCGTCATCGCTCAGCTCAAGGGACAGATCTGAAACTGTCCACAAGGGCTTGACCGGTGCCCCTAAACCGGTTATATTATATTCAAGTCAAACGACCTCGCTTCCATGACTCGCTACCAAGCTCAGATCCAAGCTGACCGCCGCGCCGCTGCTGCCGAGCGCCGGGCTGAGATCCAAGCCACCGGACGCAATGAGATCACGGAACGCAAGGCACTCTACAAAACAGTTTGACTCAAACCAACTCACTTCATTTCTCTACAACAATGAACACCAATTATTCCGAGCTTCGTTCTTTCCCTCCTGCTGACGATCTCATTCAATTCATCTCATCAATTGATTACAAAATGATTGCCGATCGTATCATCACCGTCGCAATCTGGACCGCCGCAATCTTCATGGTTGTAGGATCTAAGCTCATCAATGCTATCGCTACGTTCTGGGAATTGAACGGCGAGACTATCATCAACAAAGCAAATCGTGCTGTTGATTATGCTTACATGTCTGCCGCAATTGTTTACAACCAAGGCAAGAATGTTGGCGAGCGTTTCTATTCTTTCCGCGATCTAGTCCGCCAGGCAGCCGCCTGAGCAACTGTCCACCAATTGCCCCATTCCCCTCCCAATGCCTTATATTAAGGACATGGGAGGCAAGCCCACCCAACACACACTACACACCAGCATCATGCGCAAGATCGAAACCGAAATGAACCGCGCTATCGCCCAGGGCAACAACTGGAGCAAAGCCAACACCTCTGTTTCTTTTGAAGGCGAGACCGCTGAAGTCCGTCTCCATGGCAATCTGATCGCTCGCGTCGGTGAGGGATTCATTGAGCTGTTCGACGGTGGCTGGCAAACCACCACCACTAAGAGCCGCCTTAACGCGATCCTCTCTGAGAACGGCATCCCCGGCGAGCGCGTTTTTGCCAAGCAGTTTGAGTGGTTCGTCAGCCAAGCCGGTGGCTCTGTCCCCTTCTTCTCTGGAATGCGCCTCAACTGACCAATCATACAGGTGGCACACCATTTGGTCACTGCCGCCTGATTCCTGTATATTAAAAGAGTCAAAGCAACGCACCTCATGCACGCTACCACCTTCGCAATCGCTCCCGCCGGTCAGACCTTCCCTCGCTTCGCCTTCCGCGCAATGCCGAACGGTAAGGTCAACTGCACTCATCACCACATGGATGGCAAGGTGCTCCGCAAGCGCACCGACACTCTGACCGATACAACCGCCGGTCAGCTCATCGTCACTCTCAGGGGGCTGGGATACAAGAACACCGAATTCCTAGGCTGATCCACCGGGGGGCTCTCCCCCCTCACCCGTTCATCTCATCACCTCATCTCATGTTCATCGCAACCGACTCTCAGTCCACTGCCGTTGATGCCGTCATCCTCCCCCTACTCTCCCGCCGCGTTCAAATCGGATGGATCAGCGGAAGCGTGGCAACCTATGAGGTCCGCCGCCGTGATCAACTGAAAGTCCTCGCCTGCCACTACGGCATCACCATGCCCCTTGGCGAACTGAGCTGGGGACGATTTGCCAACTGGTGTAAATTCCAAGCAGACTTCAACTGATCCTGTAGACTAACAAAGTAACAAACAAAGCATCATGCGCACCATCGATTTGACCGATCTCGTTAACAGTGTCAGCGAGCGTTGTTTCAAGCTTGAAGCACAAGAACGTTACGATGATTGTTCTGCTATCTTTGCTGAATTCTCCGAATGGTTTGTAACAGGCTCCGACGCAGATCATCAAGTCATTAGTTTACCTTACTTGGGTCAGCAGTGATATCATCAAGCCTCCCGATAAGGGGGGCTTTTTTGTTAGTTAATCGACAGTCTATTCGTGAGTGATATGACAGTTAATTGGCGTCGTTATGTTATAACGTGGCGCGGCGTTGTATTAAAAAAAGTACCTTCTCGCAAGCTATAAAAGTAAATTGCGACCTTTATATATCGATCGATCAATTTTTTTTTCCCAGGTCAAAAACGCCCTCAGAGTTGACTCTAAGATCTCTAAGATTTCTAAGATTTCTAAGATTTCTAAAATCTCTAAGATCCTCAGTATTCCTCATAAGCCTCATGGGTCAAAAAGGAAGTAATGATGTACTTCTCATTGGACACTGGTGGTACTCCCTGGTGCCCGAAGGTCCACGTAGCAGGAAACATCAAGAGACGCCCCTGTACGGGCTGAATCTTTGTGCCATCAAAGAATTCAGTGTAACCCCCCTCCTGAACGTCGTTGAGATACCAAATAATAGCAACGGTGCGGGTAGTACCTGAAGTAGTTACTTTGTCATCTCTGTGCCAATTGAATCTACCTTTATTAATTTCGTATTTCTTCATGTTATACCCATCATCCACCATGCCTGTTCTCTCAAACGGGAAGAAGCTCTTGCTTTTTGCTCTAGTCTGTTCTTCCAGTCTTGAGATGTACTTGGTAATGTATGGAGTTAGGTATTGATGTAACTTACTGTCAAACTCTTTCAGATCGGGTTTAGAGGAGATGTAGAGATCTATTGTGTTTTTCACATCAAGCATTACTTTGTTAGCTCCACAGGTTCCCTGATGCTTCATAGGATGATTGTCATACATCTCTATGAGTTCTTCACAGAACTCTGGAGGTAAAGTATTATCGAATACTCTAATAATGTCCTTATACATTAAGTGTCTTACCAACCTTGACAAGGCTGAGTCTACAGTGATTTCACTTACTTGTCAAGTCTTTATACTTAAGATGCCGAAGGCACACGCGAAGCGTGTCTAAAGATGCCCCTCTCAGATCCTCTCCGTAGGTCTTAGCTAAATAGAGGTGAAGGTGAAGAAGAACAGCGACAGCCTTCAAGAACGAGGGAGTTATAGTTTTTGTTGTTTCCTATAACTGGCAAGCGAATAGGTATGCCCATTGTGGTGGTGTTCCTACACCCTCAAGCATTTAGCGCAAGCCTCTAGAAGGGTGAGAAGCCCTAACAGTATACGAAGACACTCGGAGATCCTTTAAGCCTCTTACAGGGGCACACAGAGGGGTGCTGTGGGGTGCTGAGTCTTATGGTTAACTTATGTTCTTATGGGTGGTTGAAAAATAAGTCCGAACACTTTTTGGACCCTTAGGCTTCGCCCCTAGAGGAACTTATGGTATGCTATATACTCTAGAGATAATATAGTTACTTACTCTAATGAATAGAGAAGATGAATTTATTGTTGAGCTTGAAGAAAACATCTCTACTGGGGAACTAATGCTTCCTGTCCCCGAAACCATCCTAAGCAATCTTGGTTGGTATGAGGGAACTGAGCTTGAGATCACCCTGGATGGGGACTCTATCGTTATTAAGGAATCTGACCATGATTACTGATTGTTACCACATTTATGTAAACGATACATGTATTAAGGCGAATTTGAGCGAAGAGGAGTTTGATAACGAGTACAAGCACATGAGTGCTTTCCTAGAATTGACAAATTTGACGGAACAAGCTAGACTCGAATTTGAACGTTGTGAGTGTGATTACGATTACACAGAAGCCTCGTTCTAAACCGTATACGCGATTTGAAACGTTTCATTATTAACAAGTTATGGCAAAAGGATTTACTGTAAAAGCTAAGCAGCCTGTCAAGGCAGCCGATGCTCCCGCCGCACAAGAGTGGGACTATGAAAAGGCTAAAGAGATGATTAAGGGCAAGTCTATTGTCTTCTGTCTCCCTGGTCGTGGTGTAAGCTACACCTATCTAAAGAACTTCGTTCAACTAAGCTTTGATCTAGTTCAAATGGGCGCATCTATTCAGATCTCCCAAGACTACAGCTCCATGGTTAACTTCGCACGTTGTAAGTGCCTAGGTGCTAACGTACTACGCGGTCCTGATCAGATTCCCTGGGATGGTCGTCTAAAGTATGACTACCAGCTCTGGATCGATAGCGACATCGTATTCAACACAGAGAAGTTCCTACAGCTCGTCCTAATGGATAAGGACATTGCTTCCGGTTGGTATTGTACCGAAGATGGTCGTACCACATCTGTAGCTCACTGGCTCGATGAAGACGACTTCGCTAAGAACGGCGGCGTCATGAACCACGAAATGGTTGATGGTATCGTTAAGCGTAAGAAGCCCTTCACCGTAGACTACACTGGCTTTGGTTGGGTTCTAATCAAGAATGGTGTATTTGAGCACGAAGAGATGAAGTACCCCTGGTTCGCCCCTAAGATGCAAGTCTTTGAATCTGGTGATGTACAGGACATGTGTGGTGAGGACGTTTCCTTCTGCCTAGATGCGATCTCAGCAGGTTTTGAAATCTGGTGTGACCCCCGCATCCGTGTTGGTCATGAAAAGACTAGAGTCATCTGATTATTTTTTATAATCTTATTTGTATGGGGGGTATATTTGTACCCCCTATTTTTTCGCCCTTAAAATCCCCTTAAAGGACAATTGACAAACTGTACACCCCGTTGACGGATGGAACATTTTTACGATATAATTATCGAAGGTCAGACGGTTCACAAAGCTTTGACGGAAGAGACCTTCTTTGACGTTATGGCAGACCTCTCGACAAACTGGTATGAAAAGGGCTTTCCCGATCCTACCAACATCACACATACTGTTTATACTCAGGAGACACTAGACAATGTTCGGAAAGACTCAGATCAAGATTGAGAGCCCAGGAAAGAAGACCCGCCAGGGTCGTTCCAACCGCACAAAGCTAGCTGCGTCTAGCCGCAATGCTAAGAAGAAGCGCTATCGTGGTCAAGGACGTTGAGTCTTATGGGGTTGATTTTTTTATGCTCAACCCTTTTAGGACCCTTTTCCTAAATAACCTTGTGGGATAGGAACCCCCCTAAAAGTTCTATCGTTGTTTCTTAGGACTATTACCCATGGGAAGACCAGTAGACCGCATTGCGGGCGTCCGTCTAATTACTGACTACGGCGCACTTGAATGGGCACTCCGCGTTAAGCGTGAGAGGGAAGCCAAAAAAGCAAATAAATGATAATCAAAGTTCCGCTTCGGCGGGACTTTTTTTATGGGCACATAAATAAAAATAAATATCGTGATACAAATGGCGGAGATTACACGAATTTCCAGAGCATTTAAAGATATTAGCCTCTCGTTCCAGCCTCATCCGGTAACGGGAGATCTCCCTATACTTAAAAATGAGAGGGCTATTGCTAAGTCTGTTCGGAACATCGTTCAAACCGCTCCTGGTGAGAAGTTCTTCAATCTAGACTTTGGTTCTTCGGTGCGCGATCAACTATTTGAACTAGTTGATTTTGGTAATGCCAGCATTATTGAAGAGGAGATTCTACAATCCCTCACCAACTATGAACCAAGAATTAGTGATGTGACTGTTTTGGTTGAACCAAGACCAGACCGTAATGAGTTTGAAGTAACAGTTACATACGATATTGTTGGTCAAGATTTCCCAACACAGTCATACACATTTATTCTAGAGGCAACTAGGTAATGGCTTTCACCAAATTCTCTAACCTTGACTTTGATCAAATCAAGGCATCTATTAAAGACTACCTACGAGCTAACTCAAATTTCACTGATTTTGACTTTGAGGGGTCAAATTTTAGTGTCTTGATCGATACATTGGCATATAACGCCTATGTAAACTCGGTGAACGCCAATATGATCGCAAATGAGTCATTTTTAGACTCTGCGACACTAAGAAGAAACGTTGTTTCTCTTGCCGGTAACATTGGATATGTCCCAAGATCCAAAAAAGCCGCTATTGCCAAGATTTCTTTTCGGATTCCCACCAATACAAGCTCCCCAACAGTCACTTTGAAGGCTGGATTGGTCGCAGTAGGCTCCGAAGAGGGCACTGACTACCTATTTTCCATCCCAGAAGACGTTACAACGACAGTAAATGGCGGATTTGCTCAATTTGGAAGCGCAGATGAGCCTCTAGAGGTCTTCCAAGGCACTTATTTACAGAATCAGTACGTTTTTGACGGCTCTTTGGACCAAAGATTCATCATTACCAACCCAAATATGGACTACAGCACCCTTGCGGTGCGAATTCAGGACCAAAATGAGTCTGGAATTGGTCAATTATGGCGCAGATCCGAAAATATTGTCAATGTTGGGGCAAATGACGAGATCTATTACATCAGAGAAGTCGAAAATGAGTACTATGAGCTAATTTTCGGTGATGGCATCTTTGGAAAACAGCTCCAAAACAGCCAAAAGATCAATGCGTCCTATATTGTTACTGATGGTGAGAGTGGAAATGGACCTTCTCGGTTCTCATACTCCGGTTCTATCGTAAATGCTGACGGTGCGGTAATTGTTCCCACATCAACAGTCGATGTAACCACTCTAGAAGCCGCTAGAAACGGCTCTAACATCGAATCAATACAATCTGTTAAGTATTACGCCCCTCGCCTCTACGGTGCCCAGTACAGGGCTGTGACAGCTCGTGACTATGAAGGCATCATTAAAGAAGTATACCCAAGCACAGAATCAGTTGCTGTTGTTGGTGGTGAAGAGCTAGATCCCCCTCAGTTCGGAAATGTCTTCATTAGTATCAAGCCAACCAATGGTGTAGATGTT